CTACTGTACTGATTACAGCAGGAGGAAGAGACTGGACTACAGAAAATTAGCAAGCTGCAAATGGCTTTGGAGAACCTTCACCCGCGTGCCGAGGTGCTTCAATATCTGTGCCCAGAAGGAACTTCAAATTATCTCAGCAGGACAAAGATTTATGATAAAAAGCGAAAGGATTTTGACGGACGCCGCAGACCGCTCACAGAGGAACAGAGGTTATGTAAAGAACTTCTGGGTCATTGTAGAGCGGACACTTTGGACGAACTTTATCAAGCAGAAGAACCGGCGGCATACTTCCTCAAGCGTATAAACGGCAATGGAAAATCTCGGCGTACAGAAAGTGGACTGAAGACCTGGCAGGCGGCTAAGCGGTACGGTATAACATTTACCTGCAACACGTGTCAGCAAGAGTACACACATTGGAACAAGCACAAAAAACGTTGCAAACAGTAAAGAGAATATTATACGTGTTATTTCTATTTTGGCGTTCAAAATGCCCAAGAGCCCTAAACGTCACACAGAAGAGGTGGACACTGATGAGTCAGATAAGGAAAATGACGTTGATGCAGAAGAAGACGAACCACAATTGAATCTGCCCAAATTGCAGCGGTACAAACCATCCACTTATGCTTTGGACAGCTTTTGCACTGTGGCGGGCAAGCGTGGTTTGGGTAAATCAGTTTGGATACAATGGCTGTTGTCACACATGCACAAGTGTTACAAAGAGGTGTACGTGTTCACCAAAACCAAACACAACTACTTTTGGCAGCAGCACGCACCAGACAGTTATATTTATCCCGGCTGGGACCCTGAGATTGGCAGGCAGATTATTGATGAGGCTAAGATGGATTTTGAGAGAATACTAGACGGTGATAAAGAAATCAAGAGCTGCCCGTACCGCCTGGTGATCCTTGATGACGTCATCTCTGACGACATCTCAAGAGACAAGGTGCTGACAGACTTGGTATTTGCGGGACGCCACTACCATATTGGAGTAATTTCGGCTATCCAAGATGTCAAAGGTTTTGGGCCAAAGATCAGAGGAAACTCTGATTTGATTGTGACCACTCATCAAGCTCAAAAGCGCACTTTAGAATGCTTGTTTGAGGACTACGCCTCTTTCTTTGGGCGCGAGGGTAAAAATGTATTTCAAGCTATCATGCGAAAATATACTAAAGATCACGGCGTGCTAGTAATAGACCAGACCAAAGCTAGGTACAAATTCCAGGACATGTTTTTCTGGGACAGAGCAGACCCAAACCCGAAACCTTATTTTCTGGGATGGGCGCAGCAGTGGAACGATTCAGGTGACGACTGGCACGCTCAATTGAAACGTGCCAAAAATAAGCTATCAGTGGACAGAGACAAGACGCAGGAATATGTCATTCGTAAGCTGGAGACACTGAAGCGGAAGGACAGTTCTATGTTTCGCATGAACTCTGACCTCGATGACAGCTTAGCCATTATTCCCAGTAACGGCCTAAATCTGGCTCCTCCCGAAATAAGAAAAGGTATGCGGGAGGAGTACAACAAGCGCAACGGTTTTAGCAATTCCATACGTGCCGACATTGAAAAGCGCGTAGATGAAGTACTGGCCAAAAGCTATGTGGCTGGCGCTATGCGGCATTGGCTTTAATTCTAAATCTGTGGCGGAACGATGGAAGTACACCCACACTTGAAAGGAGAATGCATTTTCATTCAACAATACTTTCCCGCAGATGCAGCCGACTTGGTCGTGGCAAATTTCTCAAAACAGACGCGCTTTAGGAAGCTGATGATTGACAAAATTGTTGTAGACACAACCTCACTTTTCAAAGAGGGCAAAGTGCCGGTGTGCTGTCATGTGGTAATTCGCATGAACAACAAAATTATGGATACACACATAGAGAAGATGACGTACGCCAACTTACAGGGCTCACCAGTTGGAGTACCTCTGCCGCTCATAGACGGTACGCGCTCGCTGTACATCTTTCCTGCCCCTTGGGTGATCTTTCGCAGCGATGTGGACACATTTGCACAAAATATTTCGGTGGGATTGTACGACCAAGACAGACCATTGCAGTGTGACGCGTTTGCAATCTGGCTGCATTACGAATAAATCGGTCTTAAATATAATCATTTATTTTCATCTGCTTTCGGGCGCGTTGTAGATCATCAGTGAAGGGTTTAATACCGCGTTTTCGGTGTATGTTGGTGACGGGGCCACCCAGTGTAGTCTGTACCGGTGATTTTGCCAAGGGTATGCCCAGTTCCTTGCACATGCTATCGAAAAACACGCTCAACTTTCTGTCTGCAGAGTGCGGTACTGGAAAGTACACGTTATGTTCGCTGCA